GGAAATACTGCCGCTGAATTCGTTGGTATGTTGTTCTTGGCAAGGGAAATTGCCCACAGGATTCATCTAAAAACATCATCTTTTGCTGAACATAAGACTTTGAACGAGTTTTATGAGGGAATTATTCCTTTGGCAGATGACTTTACCCAACAATATCAGGGTAAATTTGATCTTAGATTAGATATTCCCTATGTGAATAACAAATACAAAGGCACGATTTCTCAAGTCTTGCGCCAGCAAATGGATTGGATTGAGGCAAACCGCCAACAAATTGTTCCTCGCACTGAGACAGCACTACATAACGTCATTGATGAAGTTGTGGGTCTGTATCAAAACACCTTGTATCAACTGACCTTAAAGTAAGGGAAAACCATGAGTACGTTCCAATTAGACCCCAATCAAGTAGCCTATGGTGTTGCTAGTAATGGCACAAGTCAGGTGGCTACAGTTACTACCAGTAGCGTTCAAATGACCGCTTTTGGTGCAAATACAACAATGATTCGCATTGCTTGTTCTCAAGGCCATTGCCACTATGCAATTGGCACAAGTCCAACGGCAAGCGTTACAACATCAGCCATGATACCCCCCAATTGTGTTGAAATTGTGCGAGTAAATCCTGCCCAAAAGATTGCGTTTATCAAGGATGCAACAATTACAACTTCTACAGTTTCTGTAACGGAGTTGGTATGAAAACTAAAGCACAAAAGAAAATTAGCAAAGTTATGACCGAGTATGGTGCAGGAAAACTGCACTCAGGTTCTAAAAAGGGCAAGGTTGTTACTTCACAAAAACAAGCAGTTGCTATTGCTTTGTCTGAGGCTGGTATGTCTAAACCTAAAAGGAAGATGAAATGAAAGCTGGTTTGTATTCAAACATCAATGCTAAACAGGCTCGTATCAAGGCGGGTTCTGGTGAAAAGATGAACAAGGTTGGGTCTAAAGCCGCACCATCTGCCGCTGACTTCAAGCAAGCTGCAAAGACCGCAAAGAAGCCTAAAAAGAAAACAATGATGGGATATTGATGAAAACTCCTACTTGGCAAACAAAGGCTGGTCAAAGCCCTAAAGGGGGGTTGAATGCCAAGGGGAGATCATCTTATAATGCAGAAACTGGTGGTAATTTGAAGCCGCCAGTAAAGTCTGGAGATAATCCCAGACGAGCTTCTTTTCTCGCCAGAATGGGCAACATGGATGGCGCAGAGTATAAGGATGGCAAACCAACAAGGTTGCTACTTTCTCTGCAAGCATGGGGTGCTTCATCTAAGGCAGACGCAAAGGCAAAAGCTAAAGCGATTTCGTCAAGAAATAAAGGAAAGAAGTAATCTATGGCTTTACCTACATACCTATCTCTTGTCAACGATGTATTGGTTCGTTTGCGTGAGCCTGTCGTTACTACTGTTACTCAAACCTCATATTCATCATTGATTGGCAAATTCATCAATGACACTAAACGTCAAGTAGCTGATGCTTATGATTGGGATGCTTTTAATCAAGCAGTCACTGTTACTACTGTTAGTGGTCAGGTTGGAGAATACTCTTTAACGAATGCTGGTGTTCGATTCAAGACGATGGATGTTATTAACACATCACGTTACTATCAGTTGACTCCTTTGTCTCATGTAGACCATGATGTTTTTTATTACACAGTTCCTAGCCCAATTCTGAATCTTCCAATGTATTACACAGTTCAAGGTGTAGATACCAATGGAGACTTAAAAGTTAAATTCTGGCCTGTTCCTGATGGTGTTTATAGCATCAGATTCAGTTTAATCGTGCCAGAAAACGATATGTCTAGCGATACAGATACAACCTTGTTAGCAAAAGAACCAATCATTCTTGGTGCTTATGCTAGGGCATTGGTTGAACGTGGTGAAGATGGTGGCTTAAATAGTTCTGAGGCTTATGCATTGTTCAAGGCATCTATGTCTGACTTGATTGCTTTAGAGTTGGCTCGTTCCCCTGAAAACGATTCGTTTGTGGCGGTGTAATGGCAGAAGCAATCACAGTCTCAAGCATTTCAGCCCCAGGCTTTTATGGGTTGAATACGCAAGATTCTCCGCTTGATTTGCAGAGTGGGTTTGCTTTGGTTGCGACTAACTGCATCATTGACCAATATGGTCGTATTGGATGTAGAAAAGGTTGGACAAAAGTTAATTCTGCTACTGGAAATCTTGGTTCAAATGATGCCACTGTTATTCATGAGTTAGTGCAAGCAGATGGAACTTTGACTGTTCTATTTGCTGGTAATTTGAAGTTATTCAAACTTGATGGCTCTAATGCTGTTTCTGAGTTGACGTATGGGGGGGGTGGTTCTGCACCTACTATTACTGCTAACAACTGGCAATGTGCATCTCTTAACAGCATTACATATTTCTTTCAATCAGGGCATGAGCCTCTGATATTTGATCCTGCTGTCTCTACAACAACGTATAGGCGTGTTTCAGAGAAAACTGGCTATGTGGCTACTGTCCCATCAGCCAACAATGTTATCTCTGCCTATGGTCGTTTGTGGGCGGCTACAACCACTTCAAACAATGCAACTGTCTATTTTAGTGACTTGATCTCTGGTCATGTATGGGCAACTGGTACTGCTGGTAGTCTGAACGTCAATAATGTTTGGCCTAATGGTGCTGATGAGATTACTGGTTTAGCGGCACACAATGGATTTTTGTTTATCTTTGGTAAACGTCAGATATTGATTTATTCTGGTGCAACTGCACCATCAACCATGACACTTAGCGACACTGTTGAGGGTATTGGTTGCATTGCTAGAGATAGTATTCAAACAACAAGCACAGACGTTATTTTCTTATCAAATAGTGGCATTCGTTCATTGATGAGAACAATTCAAGAGAAGTCAGCACCAGAACGTGACTTGTCTAAGAATGTTCGTAATGACATGATGACAATCATGTTTGGAGAAAACTTAGCAACTGTTAAGTCTGTTTATTCAGAATCAAATGCTTTTTATTTGATTACTACACCATCTGCTAAAAAGTTATATTGTTTTGATACAAAGGCAACATTGCAAGATGGTTCATTTAGAGCAACTACTTGGGATTCTATTTTGCCTAGTTCATTTTGTTCTAGACGTAATGGAGATTTGTTGATTGGTAAAACAGGATATATTGCTAAGTATGGTGGATATTTAGACGATACATCTACATATCAATTTTCATATTACACAAACCATGCTGACCTTGGTAATCCATCACAAACATCAATTGTTAAACGTATAACTGCTATTGTTATTGGTGGTAGCAATCAATATCTCAGTATCAAATGGGGATATGATTTTCTAACAAACTACCAATCTCAAACAATTCTTATTCCACTTCAGGGTGTATCTGAATATGGAATTGCTGAATATGGCGCAAATGCAACTGTAATTGCCAATTATTCTTTAGGTGTTGCATTGCAAAGTTTAGTTGCAAATGCCTCAGGTTCTGGGAAAATCGTTCAAACTGGATATGAAACAATTATCAATGGCTCACAATTATCAATTCAAAAGATTGAGATTCAAGCTAAAGAGGGAAGATTGGCTTAAAGGAATAACATGAGTAATTATACAAAAGCAACCAACTTTGCGACTAAAGACACATTAACCTCTGGTGATCCTTTAAAGATTGTCAAAGGTACTGAGATCAATACAGAGTTTGACAATATCTCTACAGCTATTGCAACTAAGGCAGATACCGCATCTCCTACCTTTACAGGAACAGTGACAATTCCAACATTGTCTGTTAGTGGTACATCAACATTAACCTCTCAACCAATCCTTTCTAGCCTAACAGCATCTAAGCCTGTTTTCACAGACGCATCTAAAGGTTTGGTATCTACAGGTACTTTAGGGGCAGATCAAGGAGGTACAGGAGTTGCAAACAATGCGGCAATGACTGTGACAGGGTCTGGAAACTTTGCTTACACTCGAACTCTGACAGGTGCGACAAACGTAACATTTCCTACAACTGGAACATTGGCTACGCTTGCAGGATCAGAAACATTTACAAATAAAACTTTAACTAGCCCCGCAATAGGAGGCACACCAACAGGTGTTGGTGTTCTTACCTCTGGTACTGCTGTGGCATCTACCAGTGGTACAAGCATTGACTTTACTTCTATCCCATCATGGGTAAAGCGCATTACTGTGATGTTTAATACTGTAAGTACGAATGGAACAAGTAATTTTCAAGTGCAACTTGGCGCTGGAAGCGTAGACGTGGCTTCTTATGAGTCTAGTGGAGAGTACGGAGGTACAGGCGCTACATCATCAACGGGTTTAATTATTCGTAATAATGGTGCGGCAAATGTCCATCAAGGACATATGGTAATCACACAAATTAGCACAAATTTATGGATTGCTTCTGGTGTAATCCGACCAGGTACTACAGGGGGAACAGGAACTGGAGGTGCATTTTCTGGATATAAGCCTTTATCAGGAACACTAGACCGCATTCGTGTCACTACTGTTAACGGCACTGACACTTTTGACTCTGGCTCAATCAACATTCTTTACGAGTAAACATCATGACACACAGAACAGTAGTAAATGTAGAAACAGGTGAAGTCACTCAAGTTGAGTACACCGCTGAAGAACAGGCAATCCATGATGCTGAAGTAGCAAGACAACAGCAAGAACAACAACAGCAACAAAATGACCCAACCTGAAATCATTCACCACTTTTCTGATGGTTTATATGCCAAGGAATCGGTGTTCCCTGCTGGAATGTCCATCCTAAAGCATACCCATAACTTCAGCCATTTATCTATATTGGCTAAAGGTAAAGTGGTGGTGTTAAAGGGTGATGAGTTAGAGATTGTTGAAGCCCCTGCTTGTATTGAGATTAAGGCTGGTTTGACTCATGGAGTTAAAGCAATAACAGATTGTGTTTGGTTTTGTATTCATGCCACTGACGAAAAAGATGCGTCTAAGGTGGATGATATTTTGATTAAAGGGGATTGATATGCCTTGGAGTTTTATAGTTCCTGCCGCAGTATCACTGCTTGGCAGTTCAATGCAATCAGACGCTACTCAAGGTGCGGCTAACACCTCTGCGGAAGCTCAACGTGAAGCGGCAAGAATTGCGGCTGAAGCTGCTAAGTTTCGTCCTGTTGGCGTAACAAGTCGTTATGGCACTTCTAACTTCCAGTTTGACCCTAGCGGTTATCTGTCTGGTGCTGGTTACACTGTCAGCCCTGAATTGCAAGCCTATCAGAACCGATTACAAGGTCTTACAGGTCGTGCCTTAACTCAGGCTGAGATGGCGCAACAGCAATATGCACCACTTCAACAAAGTGCTACAGGATTGTTTGGATTAGGTCAACAATACCTTGCACAGAGTCCTCAACAAGTTGCTGCTCAATATATGCAACAACAACAGGATTTGCTTGCCCCTAGTCGTGAAAGACAAATGGCATTGTTGCAGAACCAGTTGTATCAACAAGGTCGTGGTGGATTGTCTGTAGGTGCTACAGGTGCTCGTCCTAGTGGTGCGGCTGGTTTGGGTGCAACTACTCCTGAGTTAGAGGCTTACTACAACGCATTGGCACAACAAGATGCTCAGTTAGCGGCACAGTCTCAACAGGCTGGTCAACAGAACGTAGCATTTGGCACAGGATTGTTGGGTCAAGGTGCTGGTTTACTTGGTCAGTATCAAGCTGGTCAGGTTGGTGCATTGAGTCCATTTAGTGCTTATTTAGGTGCTGGTTCTACCATTGAGTCTCTTGGACAACAACCATTAGATATTGGCGCACAGTTGGGTGGTCGTTCAGCCACTGCTGGTGCTAATGTTGGTCAATCATTGTTGCAAGGTGGATTAACTGCGGCTAGAACACAGCAAGCTGGTGCTTCTGGTAGCGGATTAGGTTCATTCTTAACGGGTTTAGGTGGGAATCAACAGTTCACTCAAGGTTTGCAAAATGTATATGGTAATTTTCAGTTAAATAGAAACTTGCAAAATGCTATTCCACAAGGTACTGCATTTAATCCAATGAGTAGTAGTGATTTAGAGGCTTTAATTAACGGCACAGCTTTTGGTTATTAAGGAATCATCATGGCAGACATTGCAGGACTTTTTACAACACCCGATCAGTACCAACTTGCACAACAGCAAGCACAGCAAGCGCAAGCATTGCAATATGCTAATCTTGATCCAAGGGCGCAAGCCCAGTATGGTTTCTATCGTGGTGGACAGCAACTAGGCAGTGCTATTGGCGGTGCTTTGGGTGGTGTTGATCCACAATTGCAAATC